ACATAACCCTTATTTTACTTAGGGGTTATGAACCCCCTTGTAATTCACAGAAAAACACACCCCCCCATGAGATGATGAGATGGATGAGATGAATGCTCGCAGTACAGCGTTTTTCCGTCTTATGAGAGTGATATGGATGATGAGATGGATTGTTGATTTTTCATAAGTTGAAAATCGTTGAAATCAAATAAATGGTTGATAATAGATTTGAGATGGTACGGTTGAAAAAAACGGGCCGTTTTTCTGTTCGGTAGAATCTCCATCCTCCAAAACCTTAGTTTGGACTTTTCAACGATGTAGATTCTACATCAATTGCTCAAAATGACATCGCTTTATATATGGATAGCAAGTGGAGAGATTGCCTCAACAAAAGGGGCAGGATATGATAAAATGGATAATGTAAAATGGGACTCTCTAGTAATAGAGATTAACGAATATTTAGACGCAGATGATACTTTGGATGCCGCACTTCGACAAGTTGTTGAATTGCACCTCCAAGTTGGACAAGAAAACCCGAATGAGCGAGAAGCGGCACAAAACGCACTTAAGGCTCTACTCAAAGGTCGAGATGGAACACCTTTCCGTCGAGGACAAAAGAGTAGCGTTCCTGCAAGTGTTCGTGTAGCAATTGACCGCATTTGTGGTGTTGTAAATGAAGCAAACATGGCTTATTACGGATATGATGGAATTATTGCATCATTGTCGTTTAAGCATAATAAGTCAGGTGGCGGCCTTTACGAAGACGCTGATGAATTTGCTTCTGCACAAACAAAGAAGATGCGAAACAAACTTTCAACTCTTTACCGTGAAGGTAACTGGGATGGAAGCGTTGAATCTCTTCTTTCTTCTGAAGAACCTGCTGAAGAGTGAATTAAATTACTTTGAAGCATTCACCTAATTAAATTAATTAGGAGAGCCGAAACATTGGGGGGTTCGCCCCCCTTTGTTTCCTTTTTTAACTACATGGGAGTTTGGCAATTTAAAAAGCCCAAGTCTCCAGATACTTGCAATAAAGGGCTAATCTTTCTCCCTTAAGGGCTTCTCCCGCCGTAGTTACAACATCAATAGGCTAACTAGAGCCATTGATTTTTATTCTTATTAATATGCAATTGGGGTGGAGGGGGGTACGAGCCTTTATATACTGTTCACAGCCATATTGCTGAATCACCGACTAATATCCGAATGATTGAGATTAGTCAAATAGATTCATAATCAAACTAAATGTCGGATTGGCTGAGTGGTCAAAGGCGCAGGGCTTAAACTCCTGTTCATAATGATTCGCAGGTTCAAATCCTGCATCCGACACTTATATTCAATGGGCGAAGTAGAGAGTAAATCGAAACGGGTGCGACAAGAAGTAGTAGTTGAGCAATCAACTTAATTCGTATCTCCTTCGCCCACTCTTATTCCTATATGGTTGGATAGCACATCAATATCCAAAAAATTAAAATTGATGTAAAAATAAAAATAAAAAAGTGTGATGAAAAATGAGTAACATAACTGGAACAAACGAACAAGAAGCGATATGGGATGCCATTGAAAATAGTATGGATGATATAGTAGTTAATGCCGGTGCCGGCACTGGTAAAACATTTACTATTGTGGAAGCATCAGGAAGACTGCCACCTTTTCTCAAGCGTGGCTTTTTGTGCTTTAACAAGTCTATTCAACTAGAACTACAAGAAAGACTACCGGAAGGAGTAGAAGCAAAAACTTTTCACTCTCTTGGATTTAGTGCATTCTTTAAGAATGGTATTAAGCCTAGAGTGAACAATTACAAGGTAAAGAACATTATTGACTCTATTCCTGAACTTGGTCGAGATTACAAAAGCACAAGCCAACTTAAGAAATTGATTGGTTTGCTCAAAGGTTCTATGGTAGATTGTAATGATGAACAAGCAGTACGAAATATTATTGATTACTATAATATCGAGTTCAAGAATATTCTTGAAGAGAACAACGGCATTGCTAATGTTTGTCGCATTCTTGATGAATGTCAAGCCAATAAAAATCAAATTGATTATGATGATATGATTTGGATTCCTCTTGTTGAAAACTGGGCATTTCCTAAGTTTGATGTACTATTTGTAGATGAAGCACAAGACTTCAATGAAATGCAAAGAGAGTTGATTGTTCGTTGTACGACAAATGGTCGATGTATTATTGTTGGTGATAAAAACCAAGCAATCTACGGCTTCCGAGGTGCGGATAGTAATTCAATGGCTATTTTCTCCGAGCGTTTGACAAAGATGGGCAAAAATGTCCGTCATTTTCCTATGACACTTACATGGCGTTGTCCGAAGACCGTCGTTACTGAAGCAAACCGATATGTCAAAGACTTTAATGGTCTTGATACTGCCGAAGAAGGTTCAGTGAAGGTTAATTCTCACTTTAATCCTGTAAAGGATGACATTGTTCTTTGTAGATACAATGCTCCTTTGGTAAGTGCGTTCTATGATTTGCTCACACAAGGTAAATCAGCATATGTTCTTGGTCGAGATATGACAACTGGGCTAGTTAATGCAGTCAATAAGATTACTAAGGATAAAAACATGCCGACTAGTGAGTTTCTTCACTTGTTTGAGGTAGATTTCAATACGCAATACTCTCGTTTGGTTGCGGCTAATAAGCAAAACCAAGCAAATAACTTAGAAGACAAGGCTAGTTGTATTCGTATTTTTGCGAGTAGAACAAATAATGTTGGTAAAATTATCAGTGAAATTAAGCGTGTCTTTGATGGAAAATCGAAGGGAGATATTATGCTCTCTACTGTTCACAAGGCTAAGGGTCTTGAGGCGGATAATGTTTATATCCTTACTCCTGAAAGAATGCCACACCCGAAGGCAACTAATATGCAAGAAGAACGAAACATCTGTTATGTTGCAATTACAAGAGCAAAGAAGAATCTATATTATGTTGGGTCAAGACCAAAAAACTGAGGGATAAAAATGGAAATCACAATTGAAGCAAAGAGAGATTTAGGCGAAGGTAAGTGGGATAAAATCCTAAAACGCAAAATGGTAGAATTATCATTTGCTGATACTTATGAAGAAGCGAGAGATGAATGGGAAGCAACTGGTAATGTGTATAAACACACTCATAGAGGTAATGAACCGGAATGGACTAATGGACATACCGGACATTGTTTATGTGGGCATCCCGTTGTTTATCACTTTGAAATACACAATACTGTAACAGATGTTCGAGAATGTGTTGGTTCAGACCATATCGGTGCGTATTTGATTATACGACAACTTATTAGTTTGGGCCACCAAGAAGAAGAGATTACTGACAAAATGATTGAGGATTGGCTAAAAGACCGTGTTCAAACTATGAAAGCAGAAGCATGGTGGAAAGAAAACGGTGAACATTTCAAGGAAATGTATAATGAAATACAAGAATTAGACAAGGCTGTAAACATTAAAGACAAAGGTTTAAGGATTAGAGGAACTACTTACGAATACTACTATGAACCTAAAACTAGAGCAACAGGGAAGTTTGGTAATCATGGTTATCAAATGGCCTCAATTACTTGGCGTTGGGATAACGAAAACAACGGTAAAAATCAACTTAACAAGTATGGCTATCCTAATGATAGGCTTTGGGGAGATTTGAATCTATTTTACCACACTCGCCACCTACACCAACATAAGTTAGATAATGACAGAAAACTATGTAAAGAATACAATGACCGCCATGCCGAACAACTTCGGCTAAATGCGATAGCAACTCAAAAGCGAAAAGAGGAACAACTTCGCAGACAGCGAGAATGGGAAGCAGGTGCGGAAGATAGGCGACTTGCTGAAATTGAACAAGAGAAAAGAGTAGAGAGACAAAGAAGAATCCGACAGCGTAAAGCAGTAGCAAGGGCTAAAGAAATTATGGAAGAATCCAGTGAAGTATTTGATAATATGTGCGACTATTATGGTATAAGACCATTTGATACCGAAGGTGATTATCGCTCACATGAAATGCGTAGCCTTGCCACAATGAAACAAATGATTATTGAAGGCAGTACATTATCTAATACCCAGTTACAGACGCTTAAAAGTATATTAGAAGGTTAATAACTCCAGTCAATTTAATTGACAGGCAAGTTGGGTTTTATAGAGTAATAAAGGGTTAAGCATGTTTCACAAAACGCTTGATGGGGGCTTTGTTTTTACCTCCCCCCTTTCCCCAACTAAGGAGATAATAAAATGATAAATTGGATAAAGCAGTTTTTTGTAACTGATAGAAAAGAAAGAAAAGTTCCTAAGTGTTCATCATGTGGACTTAGAGCAACTAAATATGTGCTAATGGAGTTTAAAACATTAGCACTAGAAGAATTAGAAGAAAAAATATTAATAAAAATATGTGATGATTGTTATGATGAAATATATGAAAGATATAATCCCAATTGGCTACCACCGCCAATACAAAAAGAAGTATTTGAATAGGTTGGTAAAATTGGAAGAACAAAGAGTAACGCTCTATAAACAATATGTGGCTAATGGTATGCGCCACTTTGAAGCATACCAAAAATCAATAAGGAGATTAAGATTATGAAAGTTAATGAAGAACTATACAAAAGAATGATTCTGCACTTAGCAGAAATGAATAACTGTTATCACGAAAGTATTTATGAAAACTTTGGAATAACATGGATGGAACTACATGACCTGCGAAGGGAAATAGAAGGTGAAGAAGAATGAAAAATTACGAAAAATTGCCACTACCGAGAATAACAGAAAAAGAATATCATTTGTTATCATATATCATTGGAGCCGAAGAATTCAATGAGGATTCAGTAGCCGACATTATTAGGAATATACTTCGCACAAACACTGAAAAGGAGGGGACTCAATGAACATATTTGCACTATCAAAAGACCCCGAAGAATCAGCAACACAAATGATTGATAAGCATGTAATTAAGATGCCAACTGAAACATGTCAAATGCTTCATACTAACATTATTTATATGGAATATGTTCAAGCATACGGTAAAGAACCTCAATTGAAAGACCTTAAGCGTTTTCACAAACAAACAGAGTCAAAATTGATGAAGCCCGCTATGCTAAACCACCCCTCAACCATTTGGGCGAGGCAATCTATCGCCAATTTTCATTGGCTTTATCAGCATGGTTTGGCCCTTTGTGAAGAATACACCCTTCGCTATGGTAAAAGACACGGTTCACATGATAGAATAATTATAGGTATGAGGCGAAGAGATAATATAAATTATTCTTTTCCACATACAGGATTAACTCCGGTAACTATTGCTATGTTTGATAAATATAGACTGAATGAAAACGAATATTACAATCGTAACCCTAATGCAAAAGATTGGGATTTTGTAATTGCTTCATACAAACACTATTACCTTACAGGTAAGTGGGAGTTTGCATCATGGAAAACTTCGCCACCTAATTGGTGGCCTAAGAACCATTATGATAACATGATGGCAAAAAAGGTTGAAGCGTTCAACCGAACTTATAACGCTAAATTAGAGGAGGAATAAATATGATAAATAATGGACATTGGCTAGCCCAAATATTAGAAGAATTAAAGAAAATAACCGCCCATTTGGGTATAGAAGGAGATGAAGAAGAATGAATGAAAGACTATTAAAAGAACTGTATGATGATATGCTAGATGAGTGTTACCCAATGATTAAAATTGGCAATTTGGAGTATATGCCATCAGTGGGATTGTATCGAATTGACCCAATAGCATATGGAGTCGGAATGCTTGATTATGAAAGTAGTCTTCGTGAAGATTATGAGAATGGACATGGTTATGAAGAATTATTTGGAGATGAAGAAGAATGATTAACACAGACAATTATAAAAGACATACGAAAGGTGATAATGAAGTCGGTTGGAGAATAGTTGGGGATAACTTTGTCATGAATGATAAGTCTCCTACGAGATTCATCGCTTATGTTCAAGTGAACAATGATGGAGAACATACTATCGTTGGGTTTTCCGATGCTGATGCGAACTTGATAGCAGACGCACCACTATTAGTAGAAGAAGTCAAGCAATTACAATCCGATTTGAGAGATTGCCATGATTTACTTAACGATTGTGGTTTTTTCTATGAAGATGGAACATGGATAGATGGAGATAATAGAGAGGGAGAAGAATGAATTGCGAAGAATGTAATAATAAAGGATATGTTTTACAAGCGGATTATCAACATGATGTAATGATGAGAGTAAATTGTATTGAGTGTTTAGCCCATGAACAGATGAAACATGATTTGAGCATTAAATTAACAATGGTTCTAATGGATTTGAGTATGAATAGAATGGCTAGATTACTCTCCGATACTCTAATTAGTTTGGTTGATGCTGACGATACTCCCGACTATGATAGGCTTTTAGCACTTGTAAGGGCAAAGAATAAAGAGTCCCTTGTGTCCTTGTTGCAGGTGATGGTATGACCTTAACCGGCCAAGAGGAAAATAGTATGTTGGGTCAGATAGATAGAAATATACTTAACTTACTATTTGCTAATGGAGTTATTACTCTTAGTGAAATAACTGATATTATTAAGAGTAGTGAACTACCTATAACAAATGAAGCGGCAGAAGCCTATTCTGAAATATTAGTCATGGAATTACAAAAGCGTTTCTTCGATAATGTAGAAGTGCCATTGTTTTCTAACAATAGCGACAATGTTCGCTTGGTAATGCACGAAGATGCAAAATGGGTAATGGAACAAATAACTCAAGAAGAATATGACGAGAACGGAGAGGTAGTTGCCAAAGTGCTACCCAATTTTGAAATGGAGGAATATCAATGAATATAATGGAAAAGGAAAAGAAAGTCGAATTTAGAATGGTTGATGATAGTGAATTACCACCAATCGTGATTACGATGAATGAGAACGATGACCCTAAAGTAATAGTCAATATCTATCATAAGATATGGATTAGTTATAACAGGAAGGTTATTGCAGGAATAATGGAAGCCCTTCAAGGGAAGATGGATTCGCTATTAGATGCGTATTTATTGGAACAAAGAAGTTTTGAACGAGAAGATAGGGCTTACGAAGCAGAATATTGAAAGGAAGTGAAAAAAATGAATAAACAAAAAATGAAGAAAAATGAAAAGACCGCCCAACAGACATCTGTTTATAAGGGTGTAGAACATGGAGAGAATACAACGGAGGATTACGAATGATTAAATTACGAATTTTGAACGAAACAGGCCACACCGACCTCACACTTGAAAGTAGTGGGGTTCTTGAACAAATTGATACGCACCCGACTCATTGGGTGTTTATTGACAATGTTTTGGTTTCAAGGGAGAATATTACTGAAATTAACTGGGATGAAGTTACTTCAGTCAATTTGACCCCTGCTATCGTTGGCGGATAAGCAGGTTATTAAACCGACCACAACTTGCGAATCTTGGGGTGGGGGTGTTGCCTTACGAGGCAATCCCCTGCCCCTTTTTTGAGTGTGGCAAACATGGACTTATCTACTTTTATCTCTAAGGAAGCATTAAATCTTTTTTTACAAACAAAAGGTTGGCAAATGCTCATTCCCCATGTCTTCGGAGAGAAAGCGGTCTTTAAACCCGACTTTTATGAAGACATGTATATTATAGCGCAGGGTAAGTCTGGAAAAATATGCGCTAAAGGACATTCAATTATAAATTATCAAGGTAATACCTTCGATTGTGTTAATATGCTTATTTCTAAGCATGGTGAAACAGCACTAGAAGATTTTGATAACTGGAAGTTTATTGAAGAAAAAGAATGGGTTATCTACAAAGATGGCGAATGGCTTCATTCCTTTACTTCTCTTCTAGAATTACCAAATGCAAAAACATACAGGTGTTAAAAATGAAAAAACAGAAAGAAAACAAAGCGATTCAAATACTATCGGATATTACTGTGCATATGAAATATGCTAGGTTTTTACCCGAACTAAATAGAAGAGAAACTTGGGATGAAATAGTCTCAAGAAACGAACAAATGCACATCAAAACATATCCCCAACTGGAGGAAGAAATACATGACATCTATACTAACTTTATCAGAACCCGAAAAATCCTCCCGTCAATGCGTTCTATGCAATTTGGCGGAAAGCCTGTGGAAATTAGCCCGAATAGGGTTTATAACTGCGCTTATATGCCTATTGACTCCTATATTGCTTTTAGTGAATCTATGTTTCTTCTTCTCGGTGGAACGGGGGTTGGGTACTCTGTCCAAAGACATCACATTGAACAATTACCGGAAATCCAACAGCCTAATGACTCAAGAAAGCGTCGTTATCTTATTAACGATTCTATTGAAGGTTGGGCTGACGCTGTTAAAGTATTGATGGAATGTTATATGGGAATTAAAAAGGATAGCCCTAAGTTTGACTATTCTGATATTAGACCTAAAGGTTCTCTTTTGAAGACTTCTGGTGGAAAAGCCCCCGGCCCTCAACCTTTGCGTGAATGTTTAGTAAAGGTCGAAGGTATGTTACAAAATATCCCTAATGGTTCTAAACTTGAGCCTATTCAAGCACATGATATTATGTGCCATATTGCTGATGCAGTTTTAGCCGGAGGTATTCGTCGTGCCGCTATGATTAGTTTATTTAGTGCTGATGATGCTAAAATGCTTTCATGTAAATCTGGTAATTGGTGGGAAAATAGCCCACAACGGGGAAGAGCAAACAATTCAGCAGTATTGCTTAGACATAGAATCAATAAAGAGTTCTTTATGTCTATTTGGGAAAGAATACAATTAAGTGGTAGTGGAGAACCGGGAATTTATTTCAGTAATGATAAAGATTGGGGAACAAACCCTTGTTGTGAAATTGCACTACGACCATTTCAATTCTGTAATTTAACAGAAGTAAATGCTTCAAACATTGAAGGGCAAAAGGATTTAGAAGACCGAGTTAAAGCGGCTTCTTTCTTAGGAACATTACAAGCAGGATATACTGACTTTCATTATTTGAGAGATATTTGGCGTAAGACTACTGAGAAGGATTCTTTGTTGGGGGTATCAATGACAGGTATCGCATCTAATATTGTCGAGAAGTTGGATATTGAATCTGCTTCTCTACAAGCAAAATTAGAAAACCGTCGTGTTGCTAAATTATTACAAATTAACCCTGCAAGTAGAGTAACTTGTGTTAAACCCGCAGGTACAACTTCTCTTGTATTAGGTTCTTCTTCGGGAATACATGCTTGGCATGATGAATATTATATTCGTCGTGTTCGTGTTGGAAAGAATGAAGCAATCTATTCTTATTTGGCAAACAATCATCCCGAATTAGTAGAGGATGAGTATTTCAATCCAACAGAACAGGCAGTAATTAGTATTCCTCAAAAAGCACCAGATAACGCAATCACTCGAAAAGAAAGCGTATTTGATTTACTTGAACGAGTAAAGCAGTTTAGCATTAGATGGGTTAATAACGGTCATGTTGATGGAATGAATACCCATAATGTTTCAGCGACTATTTCAATCAAAGAAGATGAATGGGATGATGTTGCAGAATGGATGTGGTTTAACCGACATTATTACAATGGATTGGCTGTTCTTCCTTATGATGGTGGAACATACAAACAAGCACCATTTGAAACTATTACCAAGGAACAATACAATGACATGTATGCTCTTCTCGGCTCTATTGATTTAACTAAAATAGTAGAAAGCGAAGACAATACTGACTTATCCGGTGAAATTGCTTGTGCCGGTGGACTTTGCGAGATTTGAGGTGATTGATTGTCTCGCCCGCTTTCTTATAGAAAATTACCCTATTCGGGCTATAAGAAAGCGATAGTCTCAATGCTGAAAGAGTTCTCAAGTGTTAGTAGAACCAAAATACTATTAGCCATAGAAGTTTGTGAAGAGTTGCCGAAGGAAGACAGATTGTATAGAATTGAACAAAGTTTGAATACTGCCCTGTGGGAATTAGATGAGGCAATTGAACTAGGTTTTGATGCTTGGAAGAATAAACACTTAGTAGAAAGAGCAAACGCCTTTCTTTATCACGAAAATAATAAAGACGAATGCGACTACGATTGCGAAGTTTGTAAAATAGCATTTAGGTGGAAGGCATGAAAGAAAAAGACCCCAAATATACTACAAGTCATAGGACTTACAAAAAAAGAATAGCAACTTCTTGTCGCATATGCGGCCAACAATTGCTAATACCAGAAGAAATTAAAAGAGAAAGGCACGATAATTGTGCCAAAAATAATAAACATGACAATATATACATGATGTGAATAATATGGATAAAATAGGAATAAGAATAAGAAAACCAGATGATAGTCGAGACTACTACCCCACAGTTACAGTAACAAGTGATAGTATTATCAATTATAGTAACGGTTGGGAATATAGGGTCGAATACTTAAGAAATGAAAAAGACCCTATTCATGCGGGTCTTGTTAAGTTTTGGAAGACAACATTGGGTAATAAAAGAATGGATTACAGTGCGCCTAAAATACGGTTTAGTTCAGATATTGTTGTAATAAATATTGAAACTCTACCAATAGCAATACACCGCAAGAATGGTAGATTTCGCTTAAATGGTAAATCTGAATCGGCTAGCACTATTGCTAATGCTTTGGCTAGAGTAACAATTTCAGCAATTCGTGAAAAATCACCAGTTAAATTAATGTCATCCTTGATGAAAGTTTTAAGCCTATCCGAGAATGTAAAGTATTGTCTTGAGAACAGAGTTCCTTTTCACTACTTTGTCAATTTCAAGAAAGTAGATGTCCGTTTGAATATTCAACAAATTTCCGAAAAGGAATGTGCTATTGAGATAAGCGACGGTGTTTGGGCAAGTATTTCTAATAAGGAGTTGGATAAGTTTTGTACTTTTTTCTTACATGGAAAGAAGCAGGGTAAGTTTAAGCATATGGGAATAAAGCGTCTATATACTTACTTACTAGGACAAGAGCCATCTGACTCAGATTTAGAGTTAATGCGTCAATTCCTTAGACAAAACCGACAGCAGGACATTGTAGAGGATAGAGCAATTCAACTACTACATGAATTAGTAGAAGAATCGCCAAATCATCTCCACTTAATTATGGAAGAAAACCAACCTAAGTCCCTTTACATTAAAGGGGCGGGCTATGATTGGCTACTAAGTGCTAATGAATACAAAAGCGATATTCAACTGGTATCAACTTATGTCTGTCAGCCAATACCGCAAACAGATGAAAACCAAATGCCACTACCAATATTGGATTGTGAGTGGAAATGGAAAGGCCCAATCTGTATTGATAATATGGCAAAGGGTTCTTCACTTGGCGACCAATTCGCAACAAGAGCATTAGCACTGATTAATGATACTCATACAATACAAATAGTAAATACGATTAAGCGATACTTAATCGCAGATGAAAATACGAATAGGATGGATTTTGATGAAATGCTTAGAGTGCAACACAAGTGAGTTTGAATATGACGAAGTAATGGGTGAAACCGCATGTGTAGCATGTGGTCTTATTGCTGTAACTGAATTGTTTGAAGAACGGCAAATGTCCGTAGATAAAGAAGTTTTGCTGAAATCTTCAGAAAGAACGGGATTAGGTAGCATTATTTCCGGAAAGGGAAAGATTGCACACATTCACAATAGGTATAGTGATAAAGACCACCATATCAAGAAAGGCGTAGTAATGTGTCAAATGGTTCTTTCTAATGTGTTTGATTCTACTACCTCTCTTAGAGATAGAGTGGGAGAAGTATATAGAGAATTACATTCTAAGAACATATTCAAGGGTGTTTCTTTAGAAGTGAGAGCAACCGCAGTAGTATGGCTTGTGATGAAAGAAAATAAGACCCCAATCAAAATTAAAAAATTAAGTGAAGAGTTTAGTTGTTCGGGTAAACCATTGAATCGCCTGATACGCAAAATATCCACATATTATGGTGGTAGAATGCGCCAAATGGAAGCAGACCCGCAATACTTACTAAAGAAAGTAGCCAACCAAATAACAGATGATATAGTTTACATTTCTCAATGTATGGAAACTTTAGAAATGTTTGAGAGAATAATTAATAGTAGTGATTATAATAAAAGAAACGCTTACTATGAAAGCATTTGTTGGATTTCAAAGAATATCTTTGTATATCCAAGAATAACATTGACACTTATTGCCGAGAAGACTGATGCTTCTTGGTCGGCAATACAAAAACAAACCAAAGACCTTTTAGGTTTAATTGGATTAAAGACTTGTGCCCAAGTAAAAGGCAAACAAATAAGTGAATTAGAAAGGAGAGAATAAATATGAGAAAAATATTAATAATTGGAACAGGCGGAATTGGGTCATTCTTGACTCAATATTTAGATAAAGTCGGACTATACAACATTACTGTTGCAGACCCCGATTCAGTTGAAACTAAAAACTTAACATATCAAAACTTTAGTAGAGGTCATGTTGGACAGAATAAGGCCAGTGTTATGTTTGATGAGTATGAATCAGTCAATCATTACTCTAAGTTTCCTATCCTCACAGCAAAGCAAATGGATGGATTTGATTTGGTTATCTGTTGTGTTGATAATTTGAGTGTTCGTCGAACCTTATACAACACAAGTATTAAATGGTTGGACTTAAGAGCGCAAGGCAGGAACGCCGCCCTTGTTAGCCATATGGCAGATGTTAAAATGCACGATACTTTGCTTATGGGTGAAGATGGTTCGTTTAGTTGCCAAGGTGATTCTTGGGATGGAACAAATAAGAATGTTCACTTTATGCAAATAACAATAGCAGGTATGGGCGCACAGTGGATTCAAAGATATTTTAATAAAGAAGAAGTAAGTGATTTTAAGGTTGTGAATGTATGAGTGAAGATATAAGAAAGATAAGAACAGTCTGGACAGAAGAAGTTGTAGATTACATTACAATGCAAAGGAACATTAAAAATGCTAAGTGGTCTCAAATTGTTCGTAGGCTTCAACAGCACTTTAATATTACAACTACTGTTAAGAACGCTATGAATCAATATCACAAAAGGAAAAAACAAATGGAAAGTGAAAATATGAATTGGAAAGATGAACCCGCAACTCGGAAACAATGTAATTATATTGCAGGGCTAACCCTGCCTAATGGTAGTAAGAAACTAAAGAAAACATTAGAAGACCAACTATATAATAAGTCTCTTGCTCAAGAGTTTACTAAGAATATGGCTAGTGAAAGGATTCAGTCTTTAGAATCACAATTACTTGCTACTAATTCCGGTGTAAACCGTCGTTGGACAATATTAGAAGATAATGTTATTATGGGTTGCCATAGTGCTATGTCAGCCATCGCACTAAAATTACCGAATAGGACTGAAAGTGCTGTAAAACAGCGTTACTATGCTCTTAGGAAAAAGGCAAAATCCAATAGTGAACCAACTCCAATTGTAGCAAAGAAACAACCTAATACACAGTTACATAAAACTGAACTACCTCAAAAGATTGAAACTTTTGTAGAAAAGCATGGTAATCCAACAACTCGTCATCTTTCAAATGATGAGAAAGAAATGTTCGAGGAAGTGAAAGAAGTGTTGGAAGAAGCAGTAGTTGAACGAAAGCATCTAAGAAGCCCAAAGACTTGGAAAACTGAAGAAGACTTTGATTTGCTTTGTAATTTCTATGAATTGTCTATTTTGGAAGCAAAAGAGCGATATGGTCGAGACTATGGTACTATTGCTTCTCGGCTTGAATCTCTCTTTGAAAGCACACAACCTAAACATATGTCTTTACTTATGGAAGCCAGTGCCTTTATCAAAGCACGAAAGGCTGAAGAGATAGAATCCTATAAGAACGGCTATTTTAAGCGACGGAAAGCGGCTAAAATGGCAAAGAAACAACTCAAGAAGGAACGCAAGGCGGAGAAACTTGAGGCAAAATTGAAAAAACTACGAGGTGAATAAAATGGGAAGAATGAGCGATAAAAGTATAGAAAATGAAGAACGATATGGAATTAATGATGATGCTTGGGAATATCAAATGCAGGTCGAAGAAGCGAGAAACGAAATAATTTCTTTCTTGCAGAACAATTGGATTGAAGAGTTTGATATGAACGGAGAAGATGCAATACATTCTAAGTCATGGCATTACTCTATTTGGTATGCTTCTACTCAAATGTTACCAAACCTTGAGGTTCAAGTAGTAATTGATGCTAAGAATAGAGCGCACATTTCATCAGGAACAAGTGGCTATGTTTCTTTCCCTATGCCACCTAAAGGAATGGAATTACCTATGAAATGTTGGTTTCACACTCATCCTTTTGGTTCTGCTTATTTTAGCGGAACAGATTGGAATACTGTAAATATATTTCATACGGTCATGGAAACAGCATATGTTATTGGTGGAGATGAACACTATGGATTTTGGACTAATGCTAAAAGAAACCTTTTAGAAATAAAAGAAAAAGACGGAAGTTACCGAATGCAAACACAAACAGGAAGTGAAGAAGAATGAAGACAGGAGATAGAAACGCAAGCAAACTGCAAGAAATACCAATGAGAGAATACGAAAAGATTACTCTCACTGAACGACATAAACGCCATCAACAACAACACCCAAACGATAACAATATTGCAAAGGGGAAGAACGGAGTTACTTGGAATACAGCAGGTAAACATACTAAAAAGATGGATAAGTTTTACAAAGAACATATCTATACTTTTGTTGATAGAGATATGAATAGGGCTTGGGTACGAGTTGCAGGATTTGAGGAGGAAGAATAAATGGATAAAAGATTTGGAACAGTAACAATAGATACTAATTGGTTAAACGAATACTACCCTAAAGCATTACAGGATTGGATAGTTGAAAATGAAAGACGACAGGCTAAATTAAAAATTGCTTTTAATAAGAAACTTAAAAGGGTTCAATACTTTTTAGATAATGATACTGATGATGATGCGAAAACTTTAGACATTAAAAAGGCTATGCAATTCGCAGTAGATACTGCTTTTAATACCAATACACCAGATACAAGAGCGAGTATGTGGTCGGCAATTCGCTCTTTAGGTTCAACATTACCTAATTATCCACACCATAGAGTAGGAAAGGAGGAAGAAGAATGATGTTGAAAGGTTGTGGAGAATGGATTCTTATTGAAACTGAACAAGCCAGTAGAAGTGGCATTGTTATGAAGTCTGACAATAAAGGAAAGTGCTTGAGTACAAGCGACGATTACAAGTATTTGATTGGTAAGACTGTTTATTTTGACAATACTGGAACAAAATATCAGACTATTGGACACTTAACAGTTGTTCCCTTTAATCGAATATATGGTTATGAGGTGTGATAATGTTTGAAAAAGATTGGAATAAGATAGCAAAGAGGGTTTATACTAATGCTGTTAATCACGGATTTTGGAAAGAAACTCCAAATGATGGTGAAAGAATAGCATTGATTCATGCAGAAGTCAGTGAAGCCCTTGAAGCACTTAGGGATGGAAACCCTTCATCTAATAAGATTATTGAGTTTTCTTCACTTGAAGAAGAATTGGCAGATGTTATAATAAGAATTATGGACTATTCTTTTGGTAAAGATTTAGATGTTGCAGGAGCAATTATTGCTAAAATTGAATATAACCAAAATAGAGAATACATGCATGGTAAAAGTTTTTGAGGTTTTGGTATGACAGATAAACATAACAAAGATGCAGAATACTTGATTGAGTTAATTAAGTTATTCTATAAGGAAATGAATGATGGCCCACCATTAAGGGCAAGACAAATAATGGAAAAATATGAAAAGTTTTTTAGGGGGCAATTGAAATGATTATACACGGAAAAGAAGTAAAAGAAAAACTATTACAAGGAATTAATTTAGTAGCAGATACAGTATTACCGACACTTGGCCCACAAGCCAAAACGGTAATTCTTCAAGGGAATCCACCAGTTATTATTAACGATGGTGTTACCATTACTAAGTATGTATCGCATGAAGACCCTTATGTTCAAATGGGCGTTCAAATGGTTCAAAATCTAGCGAGTAAAGCACAGGATAATTCAGGTGATGGAACAACAACTGCTTGTATTGTTGCAAGAGCATTATGTGAACAAATCCATACTGCTGATGTTTCAAACCTTCATACTCTCCGTAAAGAATTAGATGAAGCACAGGCAATTATTGTAGAATCACTTGAAATGATGGCAGTAGATGTTGGTGATGCCGATATTGTTTCTGTTGCTACTATTGCGGCAAATAACGATTCTTACTTGGGTGGGCTAATTGAAGAGGCACTTAATGAAGTTGGTCGAGATGGTATTATTACTGTTGAAGAATCAAATAGTCATCGAACAAACTTAGTTGTCCGTAAGGGATTAGAAATTGATGAAGGGTATTTGAGTCATTTGATGGCTAATGGCGATGACGGAAAGGTTCAATTCAATAACCCTCTTATATTTACTTCTAATTTGGCAATCAAAAACTTTAGTGATATTCTACCAATGTTGGAATTAGCGGCAGTTGAGAAGCGACCAATGGTAATGTTTGTGAAGGGAATGGATGGAAGTGCATTGAATAATATTATTATGAATGTTCTTCAAAAGACAATTGAAGTTGCAGTTGTTACTGCGCCTAATTTTGGTGATGCCCAATTAGATGAATTGGGTGATATTGTTTCTATTGTTGGAGGTCGCCTATATACTGACGAAAGTAAGGATGACCCAGAATTGATTACCAAAGAAGAATTAGGTTCTTGTGAAAAGATTGTTATTACAAAGGAGACTACTACTATTATTGGTGGTAATTCGGCCGATGAAAGAATCAATACTCTCAAATCTGTTTTTGAAACATTGGATGATGATTTCGATAAGAAGCGTATGAAGAAGCGCATTTCTCGTTTGAGTGGCGGTATTGCTACTATTCAAATCGGTGCTTCTTCTTCTATGGAAATGCGTGAAAAGAAAGAAAGGTTGGATGATGCTTTGAATGCAACAAAAGCGGCACTGTCCGAAGGTATCATTACAGGTGGTGGTCTTGGTCTATTACATGCAAGAAATGACTTAGAAATTGAGAAGACTGGGCATAAGATTGTTTATGATGCTTTATCTAAACCTGCTCTTGTTCTATTGCAAAATAGTGGAAAAAGCGGTTTGTCATATAATTTAAATGACCCTCACTACGGTTACAATGCTCTTTCTGAAAAATATGAAAACTTGTGGAATGCAGGTGTCTTTGACCCTGTAAAGGTAACAAAGGGAAGTTTTAATGCGGCAATCTCAATTGCTTCATTGTTCTTAACTACTGAAGTTGCTGTTCTTTTGGAGGAATAATATGAAAAAGAGAGCAGTTACAGTAACACTACCCGCACCACACAATGCTGAAATACCTTGTCCTATTTGTGAAGGAAACAAATGTAAAGTATGTGGAATGAAAGGTAGATTATCAATTAAAGTTGCACCGAAGATTCCTATTCAAAGGGCGCACATCATTAAGTATGTTGTAGATAATATACATGAAGTAGCAAATGAAATTACTAAAATGTATGGGCTTGTTCCTGAGTTTAGCACTACGGAAGTAATTAATATAAACGATGGGCAATATGAAATTGTTCAAGTTTCTTCTTTAGGTGGTGCTTGTTGGGTTGTAAATCGTTTAGATGATTTAGAATCACCAAGGTATTTTACTTCGAGAAAAGAATTGGACAAGTTTAAGCAGGGGTGGTTTAATGAGTGATGGTTTTGAAACAAGAGGAACGATTGCAAGAAATGAAAAGGATGAAATCCTAATCAAAACAGGTGAATATTACAATATCGAAGTCTTGGATATTCGTTGGCACACCTTATCAAAGCCGACAAGAAAAGGTATTCGATTGAATATGGAAGAAGCAAAGAAATTATTAAATGTATTAAAGAGGGTTTTAGATGAGTGAAGAAAGAGAATATCAAGAGAATAGGATTCCCTATCAACAGGCGAGAAAATCACTACGATTGGCTAATCCAAAACGACAATATGCAACTGGTTCAGTAGATAGGTTTAGGACAAAAGCAAGTGCTATTGTAGATTTGTTTGCTAAGTATGTTGATGAACAAATGATAAAGCCCCCAAATACAGGTCATGGTTGTAGAGTAACTACTAGCCATGTCAATATAGCGTATAGAAAAATAGAGATGGACTTAGATGCCTTCTTTAAGAAAGAATCGGAATTGATGGCTTCCGTAAGAATTGCCATGAATATTAATGGAGATGAAGAAGAATGAATTATGAAAAACATTGGAAAACAGACAAGTCCATGAACCAATGGGCAAAAAACATGCGAAAGAAATTATCCGGTAGATATTTAGATTTGTTTAATCAACAACATGCTACCATGAGTAAGGCTAACCTTTACATCAAAGCAACATTTGTAATCTATTGGGAAATACAAACAGATGATAATTTGTCTAAGTATGCAGTATATATCACACAGGCGACTTTAATGACTATGGCTGATAAGTTCTTGCAGATAAATAAAATGCAAGAAGCCAACGCAGTTCATATGATGAACATTAACTTTACAAGGCTCTTAGGTGGTTTAGATGAAGAAGAATGATTGGGATTACATCTCAACGCTAATGTGGGCATATGCCGAAAACAATGAAAAAATGAATCAGCGTATCAGTAGGCTGTTAAAACAACTGGTAAAAACAATAAACGAAAATATGGAAGTGATTATAGATGACAATGAAGAGAATGACAAGACTACTGGAAGCAACGGAGCAAATGACTCCAACACAACAAGTAACATCAATTTCGAAGGCTCTGGAGAATTTTGAAGAAAAAGATATTTTCTTTTCTATTCTAGCCCAAGAATACCCATCAAATAATATTGGGCTAGCAAAGGCTAAAAAATGGCTAACTAAGATGTATGATTGTTTTGATGATGAAATTGAACAAGAATATCAAGTACATGATGATTTAGGTGATGCTATTTATTACCTTGACCCATCTGCACAGACTCAAACAGAACATAGTCTTGCTACATTTCACCGGATTCTTTCTTTAGATTGTGGTGGTGTTGATTCTGATGCGTATAAGACTATTGATTTATTCCTATCAGATTTATCTGCATTGGAAGCAAAATGGTTTATTCGCCATTGGTTAAAGACAACTCGCAATGGTTTGCGTGATGGTGTGGTTAAGAAGATTATTGCCAAACACTACAATAAGAAAATTACACTTGTAAAGAAGCATTGTAATTTTAATTCAATCAAAGATGTAGTTTCATATTATGAGCGTGATGAAGAACCTCCATGTAATTTAACACATGGGAAGTTTATTTCACCCATGCTTGCTAAAGAAATACCTATGAAGAAGTGGCCGTCAAATCCTATTGTTGATTATAAGTATGACGGTAATCGTTATCAAATCCATAAGAATGGAGATAGTGTTATTATTTTTAATCGTAAAGGTAAGATTGTAACTGCCCAATTTGCTGATGTTGCACAACAAGTAAGTAAGTATGCAGTTATGCAAGCCATATTCGACGGTGAAATCTACCCGATAAAGGAAGACGGAAGCCCCGATGAACACAAGAAAATGGGTACGAGAGTACATTCTAAAGACCATGCCGAGGCAATGGCGAGAGTGCCGGTTCGTTGGGTTATTTTCGATTGCTTGAAGTGGGAAAGTGAAACTATTATGAATCTTTCTTATGCTGAAAGATTAGAGAAGTTTAAGTCTAATCCCGACCAAGCACATAGAATGGAAAAAGACGGAGACATTATGGCATTCTATAACAATGCAATTAATGATGGCTTCGAGGGTATTATTGTCAAAGATACAACATTACCATATGAAGCGGGTAAAAGAAGCACAGGTTGGGCTAAATACAAGCCACCCCAAATTGAATTAGATGTTGTTATTCTTGCGGCTTCTTATGGGGAGGGTCGTAGAGCAAATGTATTCGGAACTTTTGAAATGGGCGTTAAGTCTGAAAGTGGATTTACTAACATTGGTTCTATTGGAAGCGGCTTTACTGATAGTGATTTGATTAGTCTAACTAATCAATTGCGTAAGATTGTAGAGTCTTACAGTGATGGAAGGTATGTATTCCTTCCTCGAATTGTTTTAGAAGTTAAGGCTGATTTGATTAGTCGAGATGTAAAGGGGAATATCGGTTTGCGATTCCCTAGAATGAAACGAATTAGAAATGATAAGTTTGTAGCAGACATTAATACAATTGAAGATGTGGAGAGATTAATATGATAGAAGTAGGAGGATTAACAGTAATAGATTTTAAAACATATTCTTGTGTTAAAATTGACATGGAAGGATATGCACACTTGAAAGACATAACTACTACCCAAGGAAGACCAAAGAAAATGAAAGCGGTATTAGTTCCGTATTTTGAAAATGGTGTTTTCATTACCCCCGAACCTGAACCAGTTGAAGACTTTAAGGTAAAGACTAAAATTAGTGTAAGGAAAGTAGCAAAGGAAGAAGTAGAAATGCCGATTAGTAATTCAGCAATACGACTATTATCCGAATGGGCAGATACAGGAATCCGTAATGCTATTATCAATGCACAACATAATGCTATGATTAGGGGCGGCAAGACAATTCAAGCGGCAGATATTTATTGGTTTGAGACTAATAATCAAGTTCGTGGTTATTGGCCCACGCAAAATGAATATGCTAAGAAGGATGAATGATTATGTTTAGTAAAGATATGTTAATTGGAATTATTCTTGGTATGTCTAAAACTGACATTTACTTGGATAGAAATGATAAATCGCAGATTGGTTATAGAGTTAGGCTTAGAGTAAACCTTCGAGCAAACGCTGATTTTCTTTTGGCAATTCAGCGAAGTTTAGAACAACACCAAATAGGCTCAACCTATAAGGAAACTGAACATAAGAGTCGCCCTAAACCAATTCTTAGAATTGGTGGAATTAAAAACTTATATAAGTTATGTCTTTTGATTCCTGAGATTTTACCGGATTCAAAGGATGAATGGGTAGTGTTTAGGAAAGCAGTAGATATTGTAGCCAATGATAGGCACTTACAACTAGACGGCTTGGAAGAATTATTTGAATTGAAAGGTGTTTGAATGGGATTTACAACAATGGAGATAAAAAGACCAATACTTTTAACTGGCAAAACGGGTACAGGAAAAACAACTAAAGCAAAAGAATGGTTGCCAAATGCCGCATTGTTTTATGCTAATAAAATGAGTATTAGAGAATTGGGTTCGATGTCAATAGAAAATGGTATAATCATAGAGGATATTCACATTAAACCGAAGAGAGATGAGATACTCAATGTACTTAGAAAGTATCGAGGACAGGTTGTAATTACTTCTATCAATGAAAAGTCAGTGCCTAAAGACATTAAGAGTATGTGCCAAATTAAAAGAGCAGGTTCAACTAAACATTTACTAAATGCTATTCAAGAAATAGCACCACGCTCCTGTGAGCCTTTGTCTATGGAACAAGATACTTACAGTTTAGTTTCAATGTATCTAAAAGAAACAGATAGAGACTTGATGGCAAAAATATTGAAATATAATAAACCATCTGATACCCAAATGCTTTCTTGGTTGGTTGAAAATATGCACCCAAACAAAATAGTATTCATTGATAGTGTAGTAAAGCGTAGATGGCCTTTGTCTTATTTTTATGAGATGTTGGCATATACCCATAGTGGTAAAACATTCGGGCAAGTATCAATGCCAAAGAGAGGCAAGTATTCACAGAAACCTAAACTAATCAAAAGGTTGGGAATTAAAAGTGGAGAAGAACGACTATTCAAGCAGTTTAAGAAAGACGAAGAGTTTGTAGAGTTTGCTAAAACTAAACTTAACAATGGTGATTGTCGAATACTTGGACTTGGAGAAAAGAGAAGAAGAAAAAAGACTGACCCAATAAGGGTTCAGCAAAAAACATTAGGTGATTACCTATGAGTAGAAATAAAAATAATAAAAAAAGAATTAGAGCGATTCTAGAAGAAGGGCCAAAAACAACAGGTCAAATTATGACAAGGTTGAAAGATGACGAATCTACTAGAGGAACAAGAAAGATTACTGTAAATGGTGAAATAATTGGATATAAGAAAGTTAAGCGTTCTAATAGGCGTTTAGATGCACCTACTATGAACCAATTATGTAACATTATGCGAAGTGTCGCAAATAAAGAAGGCTTTTGTAAAGAAACGAAGCAGGTAATTTGGGAATTAAAGGTGGAATAAATATGGAAGAAGATTACGAAAAAATTAGAAGGATTTCATTGGGTCTTTTCTTTGTGGCAAATATTTGGCTTATGTTTTGGTATGTTGTTATTTATGATGATGGTTTGAGAGTAGATTGTTGGACAAGTAGTTACGGCAATACTTGGTGCGATGTCGAACAAAGAAACTACGCAGCACTTCTTTTATTACCGTTAATATATTCAGTGGCTTTCCCCTTAGTCTATTGGATATTCTATTACCCATTGAAGTTTATTCAAGACTATACTAATCTACTTAAGAACAGTAAAGAACAAGAGATTCGATATTTACCTATGCCAAATCTACCAATAGAAAAAGTAAGTGAGATTAAACATGAGACTCCAAATATTGTAATCAAAAATATCAATGTAAAGGATGGAGTAATTACGGAGGAATAAATATGTTATGGACAGAAAAATATAGACCAAAGAAGATAGGAGACATTGTAGGGCAAGAACATTTTGTTATGGATGCCGCTACTTGGATTGAAGAAAGAAATATGCCAAATGTATTATTGTTTGGTAATGCAGGAACAGGTAAAACTGCATCTGGAATTGCATTAGCAAGAGATATTTTAGGTGATTGTTTTAATGATAACTTTGTAGAAGTAAATGCTTCCGATGATAGGCGACTTGAAGTTGTAAGAACAACAATTAAGAATGTAGCCCAAAGTGGAACAATAGGAGATGTTCCTTTCCGAGTAATTCTACTGGATGAATTGGGAGGAATGACGGTTGATGCCCAAAGTGCATTGAAGCGCATTATGGAAAGATATGCACATAATGTTCGTTTCATTATTACTTGTAATGACCGAAGTAAGATTATTCACCCACTACAAAGTCGGTGTGCTAATTATCATTTTAAGCCACTCACTAATGAAGTCATTCTTGATGTAATCAAATCAATGCTTCAAAAAGAGCAAGTAACTGTATTTGCAGATGATGAATTAGCAACATTCATATATGAGGTAGATGGAGACTTGCGTAGAGCGATAACCGAGATACAGGCGGCAAAGTCTTCCGGCTTCTCTTTATCGAAACAAATAGAATCATCTCACAAAGAATACAATGAAATATTAATCGAAATTTTAAATAAAAATCCAAACAAAGCACTAGCAACCCTTCATAACATAATTTATGAAGGTAGAAGCGTTAAACAAATCTGTTTAGGTTTGCATAATGCTGTTATTGCTTCGGATGGCTTGGATAATGCTACCAAGTATAAACTGTTAAGAACAGTCGGAGAAAGCGAATACCGTTCAACTACCATGACTCCGAAAGTATTACTATCATGGATGGTTGGACAATTAATATAAGGAAGGAAGTGAAAATATGTTAAGCGAAAAAATGCAAGCAGAAATAGAAAAGAGCGCACAATACCTGAAAATGACGGTAGAGGAAGCAACTGAGAAATATACGGAAATTTGTTCCGATAATAACATGGAAGTAAGTGATGATTTAGCAATAGGGCTATGGCGTTCATATGCGGCACAAGTTGTTCGACGGGCAAAGCAAGGCGAATCTCCAAAATCTACCGGAAGCAATTCTTTAGTAAAGAAATGTTTTGGTGTTTTTATTGCCTTAGAAGCACCAAGAGATATGATGTCTTGGAATCGCAATAAAGCAAAAGAAGAATACAACCGTGATTCGGATAATGCTTTGAATGAAGGACATGTAGCGGTTGCTACAAAGAATGCTTTAGGTAAATGGATGATTAGCCGTTATCATAATGGTGAATATCAAGAGCGAATGGTCGCTGATTTACCCTCCGGTGCAGAAGAAATGCCGGATGGTGTAATGGTTATTCCTTTGGATAATACTAAAACATACATGAGTGGTGGAGATAACCGAAGTTATGGTAAGCCTTTGCCTTTGGAACAAATGCGAAGAACAGGTATTTTCTACGGAAGTGTAGATGGTGCTGATATGAAACGATATACTTTTTCATATAAGAATGACGGTGGAGTAGCATTTACTCCCGATTGTTATGACTTTGTTCACTTTGTTGCAATTCCTTCAGATGATGGAAATAACCTTTATGGTATGACAATGACAACAAAAGACAGTCTTATTCGTAATGCTGACTTAGACCCCGAAAACTCAGACTATCGAGATATGGGAGAAGTAGAATGGTTAAATGTTCTTAATGAAAACTTTGAAAGCCATATGGTTGAATTGGTAGAAATTGACCGAGCGCACATTACTCGACAAACACTACCTGCTAAAGACCGCTTCGTTATTACTGGTGGAACAGTTTGTAATATGAATATGATGCCAACTTCAAATGGTAATCGCATTCTAAATATTACAGACTTGAATGCTGAATTCGATTATGATAATGAATCAAACATGACTACTTGTTGGATTCCCGAACATCTAAATATTGACTTTGGTATCGGTTCTACTGTAATTGTTGTTGGTCGAACATCACAACGATTAGTTGATGGAGTTGCTGACCCTGTAACTATCAATGTTTCTTCTGTTCTTGTAACTGAAAAGCGTGGTGCGCCTATTGAAGTAGATGCTCCCGTTGAAGAATCATTTGATTGGTTTTGATATTTAATTAGTAAAGTGCGTGTGTAGTCTTACACCAATGAATGTAGGCCAAAATGGGTGCAAAGCCCGTTCCTTAAAGGAGGAAAATAAATGAATGATATTATAGAAGATAGATTTATTCTAAAGGGAGAAAGTTATATTGCAGATTTGCAAAAGGTTGATTTTCTAACTTGGAATGAAAATGATAAGATAGCAGAAACATACTTTGTTAAGTTTCATATTGGAGAAAAAGAAACAAGGTTTGTCTGTTCATCGAAGAAAGAATTACTCGGCATCATCAAGGCATGGTGTCAAGCGAATGGTAAAAATGTAGATATAAATGAAAATGATATAGGTGATTGGCTTGCTAGGGACTAAGAAAGAAAAAACGAATTTTAAAGAATTGATGGCTCAAAAAAGAGCGCAACGAAAAGCACGAATGGTATTAGGTATTTGGGGAGAACCCAAAACTGGAAAGACTGGAATTGCATTAGACTTCCCCGATAAGAACATTTATGTTCTTGATTGGGATAGGGGTGTTGAATCAACTTGGTTTGAACACCATGATGCAACAGACCGAATCAATGTATATTGCCCAATTGTAATGCGAAAGGACAACATTATGGATATTGATAAGAGCGAACAAAACTCTCTCGACTTCATTAACTTTGCTAAAGAACAAATGGCCGAAGGTGAAGACATTGTATTCGTCATGGATGGTGTTGATACTTGGCTTGATAGTTGTATTCTAAAGGTTAATCCTAACCCAAGAGTAGTTACCAAGATTATGCCATTTCAGTATGGTAATAGAAATAAGACTTTCTATTTCCTATTGGAAGCAATTTACCAATTGAATTGTGATGTAATTTATATTACTCACGAAACAGAGAAGTATGTTGATAATACCCCTGTTGGTGTGCAACCTGCTTGGAAAGATTGGGGCGGAAAACTTGAACAAGAGATTTATTGCTCAAAGAAGAAAGTAAAGAACGAGTTGCATTTCAGTGCTGAATTGATTGGTTCAAGAACCAATGGTAATTTAGTTGGAAAGAAATGGACTGTGCGAGAAGGAACTCCCCCTAATATTCAATGGAACGGTGTTCCTGAATTAAGGGAGGGAAAGATTTGAAGTTTGTTGTAAATAACAAAGAAATGGAGAAAGCATTAACAGATATTCAAGGAAAAGGAAAGTATCTAGGTAATGGAGGACTTGGCTCATCTAAGATGGGTTCTTACTTTTACATGACACTTAATGATAATTCTTTGGAGATATGGAACGGAGATGCTACATTTGGAATGAACATTACATTAACAGTAGAAGGTGTAACGAATGGTTCTTTTATTGGTGATGCTAATTTTATTATTCCTTACTTGAAAAAGTTTGGTGAAAGTGTATTCTTTGAGAGTGGAGACTTTTTGAAATTGACTTCTGGAACAAAGAAGGCTTCTCTACCTATGGTGGTTAATCATCCAAACATGGATGCTATCTCCCGTATTAGAGAAATGGTAAAGCACATTTCATATGAAGAAGCATTAGACAAACTTTGGTCTTTTGGTTCAAAAACCTTTGAAGGTGCATTTCAATTAAATAGTGATATTTTTAATGAAGCAATAAGTCTTTGTGAATTAGTTAAGAGTGGAGTTTACAAACTAAACTATCTCGGAGGTAATGTAACCTTTTCAAGTAGAGCAAACGCTTCAAATCAATATGAACAAACAATTCAATTAGCATCAGCGATAGGAGAAGACGCAACGCTTGAATATTCAGGCCCGCTACATAACTTCTTTGAAAAAGGACAGACTCTTAACTTTTATGTGAAAGATGAATTCCCTTTAGTTATTGTAGCCAATAACAGAATGATATTAAAAGCCCCGTATTCGGGAGGAAATTAAAATGATAATTAGTAAATGTATAGATGAAAAGCATATTTACACAGCATGGAGAGAAAACGGAGAAAGAAAGTTTAAACTTGAAGCACATGAGCCATACTTCTTTATTGAGGATGATGAGTTTGAGTTTGAAAGTTACACTGTAAAGAAATACATTTCCCGTTCTTTCAAGTATGAGAAGGGGGATTGGGTTTCTCTTCAAGGAAAGTCTTTGAAGAAAGTTATTGTTGAACAAGCAACGGACATTTACAAGGCTCGTAAAATGTGGAATAAAACATATGAAGCAGATGTTTCTTTTGGCTTTCGATATGCAATTGATAAATTAGATAAATTGCCGGAGTTTGAAATGCGTAAATGGTATTGGGATATGGAATGGCAACAAGGTGGAGAACACCATGATAAGATTACAGTTATAGTTGCTTATGATAACTATGATAAAAAATATTATCAATGGGCTTGGTTTCCTAATTATGAAGGTGATGAAGAATTATATTTTCGTAATGAAAAAGATATGATTGAATCCTTCATTAATGTTATGATAGATAAAGACCCCGATATGTTAATAGCATGGTTTGGGCTTAAGTTCGATTTGCCTAAATTACTTGAAAGGTGCTGTGCATTGGGAATCAACCCTATGCGTATGTCTCCAATTAACCGCATAGACGGGGTTAAAAAGACCGGCAACGGCTTTACTTTCAGTAAGGCTGAAAGTGGATTCTCCCCGATACAACAGCCATTAGGGGGTCGCATAACCCTCAATTTAGACCTTGCCTTTGAGCGACAATGGAATGATTCACAAAGAGGAACATTACCATCAATGAGTCTTGAGTTTGTATCTCAAACATTATTCGGTGAAGGTAAATCAAAGGAAACTATTTTTGAAGACCCGAATGAGTTTTACCGTAGAGGTTGGCTTGAAGATACAGAAGCCTATTTAAAATATGCTTTAATAGATGTTGAATTGCTTGTGAGAATAGATGAAACAAACTTTTGTAGCGAAGCGATTATTGCACTACAACGATTGCTTGTTGCACCGTTTGAAGCGTGTTTTTATGCTAGCCATATGGGTTCTATTTACTTTATGCGTAATGCTGATTGGATTTGTAAGACTGGAAGTAAAGTGGATAAAAGAGAAACTTATGACGGTGCTATGATTTACGACCCGCTTAGTGAAGGAACAAACGGATTACATTTGAATGTAGCGGCTTTTGATTTTGCCGGTCTTTATCCATCAATGATGATTGCTCGCAATATCTCTTTTGAAACTAAAAGTGAAGAACCTACGGAGTTTGCAGTTAATATCGCAACTCCAAGAGACTTTAGCCCTGTAACAAGAAAGCACATGTTGTATTACAAAACAGATAAATTGGGCTTATTGCCAAGAGCAGTTCTCGAATTGAAAGAGTTGCGAAATGAATATAAGCGTCTTATGCGAGATGCAAGAGAGGCCGGAAACGATTCGGAAGTAGTTAAATGGAATAATAATCAAATGGCTGTAAAGCGATTAATGGCATCTTTTTATGGCATTGTTGCGTTTCAAGGATTTGGTTGGGCTGATGTTAATTTAGCCGCAAGCATTACTGCAAGTGCAAGAGAAGCAATTAGATTAGCAGCATTTAAAGCGAAGGAGATGGAAGCATGAAAGAATGTGTGATATGTAATGAACAATTTGAGCCATCAAGAAATAACAGAATTACTGCGAAGTATTGTGGTAAGAGATGTAAGCAAAATGCTGAAAATATA